AAGAGTGCCCGCGCCTCCAGCAGCATTTGAGACAGTAGTCCCCGCGTTGCGCGCCGCGAGTTGCGCAGCTTGGTTTGTCGCGTTCTGTGCCGCGAGTTGCGCAGCCTCAGTGGCAGCATCGGGAAGCCCAAAATAGTTTAGGGTCTGCGCACTCCCGGGAAGGAAGTTACTGGCCTTTAAAAACGATGCAAGTTCTAAGGACGCCTGACTTCCGGGTATCACGCCATCTGATAATATGTTATAAAACTTGTCAGTAAGTTGCCCAGCGTTACTAAGGCGAAACCCCTCAGGGTATCCGTCCTTAAATGCGTTATAAATATCGCGACCGCCCATGCTTGCCGGCGTCAGCTTGTCATAAAAATCTAATAACATCCGATTCGCATTAGACTGATTAGTAAGATCACTGCCAATGTCCATTACGGTGGCCCCAGCGGCGCCTCCAATGCCCGCGGTCAAGGCAGGAACTATGCGGGAGCCCAGCACCGTTTGAATAGCGTCTTCAAAGCCTGTACCACCAATACCGGCGCCAAGATTGGTAGTGGGCGGTACTGAAACATCCACGTTCGTGCCGGAGTTCGTCGGGGTATTTTTTGATACGCCACCGCCAAAAAGTTCATTTGCACCGCCAGCGGCAATACCTGAAATTGCAGCAGATTTTAATGCGTCTTCAAGCGATTTACCCTGAGCAATGTTAGCCGCGAAATTCGCACCAGCTGCGCCAGCCCCAACACCAAAGCTGCCGCCTCCAATCACTGGGCCAAGCCCGGCGCCCCCATACGCAGTTGCCGCAGTGGTAAGCCCCCTTACAAGTGATTCATCAAGAGGTTGCCCAACTAAAAGGTTGCCAGCGGTAGAGCCAATGCCCGCACCCGCAGCGAGGCCAAGAGCCGTGGCCTTAACCGTCGCAGCCGTTGTAGCAGTAGCCGGAATCGCTGTTCCAGAGATCAAGGGGCCGAGCGCGACGCCGCCCATGACCGCCAGCGCAACAGGTATCGCAATGTCAAGAAAGCCATTGTTGTTGGCAGCATTTACGTAGGTATCAGCAAAGACAGCCTTAACTTCGCCGTCAATAAACGCTTTTTCTGCGCTCTGAAGTCGAACGTCAGCCTGCTTGCCGCCCTGCTCAGACGCTAGATTAGCAGCCGAAACCAAACTCGCAACCCCCTCAGGGGTGTTGGCGCGCCCAGCTTCCTGACCATTCACCATGAGACGGTACGTCTGCCCCGGCAGCGGCTGGAAGTTAAGATTTTCGTATTCCGTGTTGCCCTTCAGGGACAGAACCGGTGCAGTCTGAGCATAATCGTAGAGCGATCCCGCCATGCCAGAACCGGCAGCGCTTAGCTGCCCCGCCTGCCCAACCGTGAGGCCACCGGGAGTGTTAACCCCACTCTGGGCGCGCTGCTGCATCAGAGCCGCTGCGGCTGTCAGACCAGCCATTTCTTCCTGTGTGAGAGCCATCGTCCTACGATCCCTGACTAATCACGTCGTTGAAACGCATCGCCCATTCGCGCCAATCGTCAAACTGATACGCATTGGGAACTCCAAGCTCGGCGAGGGACGCGATACTTGATAACCCAGAGGCCCAGTTTTTCCAATCTCTTTCGTCCATGAGGCGGACCGCCACGCCGAAGTCCTCGATGGAGGGGAACATGAAGTCCGCCCAGTCCACCACGTTGTCGACGATACGCGGATCGATGGTCGTCGTGACGCGCTTCAACATTAGCTCTGATACCTGCCATCAGCCGGTTCAATGTGAACGATAACTTGCCCCATCTGGTAATTGCCGCCCACCGTGTTCGACGCAAAGCGGAAACGAAGTTCGCGGCGCTGTTCCTTGAAAAACACCTGCTGCTCATACTTATCAGCGGGCACTGCCGGGAACGTCCGCAGCGGACCCGAAACCTCAGGCGCCCGGGCGTTGATGCGGCCCGTAATCTGCACGGTCATGTCGCCGGCCTGCACGAAGTCAGGCTCCATCATCTCGACGTGGATCGCACGGTTCTTCGGCGGATCCGAGACGATGAGCGCGATGTCGCCAGTCTCGAAGAAGCTCTCGACCGCATTGATCTGAGCGCCGTCGATCTCGTCGACACCGAACTCGTGCTGCCAGATTTTGTAAGTGATGGGCCCGTTATCAACAACACGCGTGTCACCATCTTCGGTAATACGGATGTCGTCATTCTCCGTGATGCGCGTCGCTGGGACCGGCGGAAAGATCGGATCGATGCCGGCGAGGACCGGCTCGTTCAGGGAGCCTGAGTAGATACCCGCAGAACGCCCGGAGTTGGGCAGCTGCGTGTCGTACCACGTATTCTCGCGGAAGTTATAGATCACCGCATGGGTGCATTCCGTCGCCTCGCCGCGCGGGTAGCACCACCAGATTTCCCCGAAGCGCGGAACCTTGTAGGCGAAAATCTTGTTCGCGAACGGCAGGTTCAGCCCGTCGAAGAAATAGTTGATATTCATGTTGTTAGGCACTTCGCGAACGACGCCGTTGTACATCATGAAGCGGCCATCACCGACCCAGAAGTAGATGCCGTCATACTCGATCACGCTGTTGGCCGCGATGATCGACGACGACGAGCTAATCGTGTCGAACGCGAACACCTCCGGGCCACCCGTGTAATACGTGCGGATCAGGCTATCGAGCGTCCACAAGAGACCCGCCGGGTTCTGACCACCGCCACGCAGCGGCAGGCCCTTGACGATCTTCGAGGACGTAATGAACGCATCGCCCGCGTCCCCTGTCGTAAAGTTCGTCGGATCGTTCGCGTCAGACCACTTCACGAACCCGTTCGAGGAAAACATAAACAGATACGGGTGCAGCACCACAACGCCGCCCGAGACGCCGGGTGTCGGGATTGGTGTCAGGGGCGCCGTGCCGATGACGTCGCCGATGTACGCCGAGTAGATCCCGTCAGTGGAAATGTCGTTCGCCGAATTAGCCGCATGCGCGATCAGCGCCGTCGCACTCCCGGCACCATCATAGAGAGCATCGAACTGCCACATAAACTCAGGGCCACCCACGTAGGTCGTAGGCGTCCGATTCGTGACCGCGCTCGTGTTGCCGAGATTGTCGATGGTCATGCGCTGTAGCCCGGCGCCGTAACCCATGTGCGTATAGGTGAAATTGTTCTGCGCCTGCAGGTGAAACTGGCGCACGACCCCTTCAACGTAATTGCTGATCTGCTTGTAGCCGCCGATCTTACGCGGCAGCCCGCGCTGAAACCGCACCCACTGCCCGTCGACGTAGAAGTTCCCTTCGAACTTCGTGCCGTCGCGCTTGATGCCGGCCTCTGATCTGACGTTGACGGGTACGAGCATTAAAAGGAGCCGCCATCGACCGTCCCCGACGGCGCAGGTCCCAACGCGGCCCAAACGTTACTGGTCGCAGCTGCGGTAAACACGGAGATGCCCAAAGATGTGCCGCCTAGATTTACCAAGGCTCCGTTTGCGGTCGTGGATCCGGTACCACCCTGAGCAACTGTCAGAGGCACACCAATGCCGCCCGTGTCAGCGGAAACAACGTTGGTCCCATCGCAGTATAGGATTTGCCGCGCGCCCTGCGTAATTGAAACACCGGTACCAGCCGCGGTTTTCACCGTGAGGGTGTAGGCGCCAGTCGTGTTGTTTGCGACCCAGTACTGCTGCACCGTGGCAGGCACGATGATCTGCATGTTCGCGGTTAGGACGCCGCTGAACTGATAAGCAATGCGGTTCAGTTCGGCGCCAGACAGCGTGTATGGACTCGCCTGCCCAGTCAGGCTGATAGAGATATAGTCGAATGTGAAATCAGCCGGCTGACCGAGCCCGAGGGTGTAGAATTCAGTGCCATCGCAGACGAAGAACGCGCTGCTGCCCGGGTTCATAATCAAAGACGCGCTATTGTCGATGGTTTCACCGCCGGGCCCTTGAACGGTGACGGCGCCATTGCCTCCGTTACGGATCTGACAGAACCAGTCGTTGCCAACGCCGCCCGCAGCAGGCAACGTCAGCGTACCAGCACCGGCCGTCCAGAGAAACATCTTGGAGCGGTCGCTGCTGCCAATAGTGAAGTTAGCATTTAGCGGGTCAACCGCGATGGCCTGATTCAATGTCGGGCCAATTGCCTTGATGCCCAATCCGGCAAGGGAAGCGGCATTGACGGCGGATGAACCAACGCCATAAGCCAGAGCGCGCCATGTGCCATTTACCGTGGCATTGCCGGTCAGATACAGCTGCCAGCTTTGTCCAGCCGCAACAGACGCAAGCGTGTTGCCGCTATTGTCAGCAACGGTAAACGTGAAAGATCCCGGGTTGAAAAACAAAACCGTCTCGCCAACCGAAGCCTGAGAGGCGTTCGGCATGCGGATCGTAAAGCCCCCAGCAGACGGCGTGACGTCCATGATAGAGGCGACGACATCAGTGTTAGTGGCGACTTCGGTCGGCCACGTCAGGGTCACGTTTGCGGTGAGGGCAACGGCGCGATAGCTGACGTTCGCAGCGTAAATGTTTGTACCGCCAAAGGTCGATGTGAAACTGGGCACCTTTAATCCTCCCTGCGGATGATGCCACGATCAGCAATCTGGCGGATATCTTCGCCGTTCAGCGCGGCGACGGATCTGTCGTAGAATCCTTGCCAGATCGGGATGATCTCTTCGTTCTTGAGGAACGGGGCGGCCTCCATAAGCGAGGCGTAGAGCAAGGCGTTTGGCGCGTATTCCGTGAACCAGTTCGTTTGAACGTCGTCACCGAGAAGCGGCGGCAGTTCATAATAGATCAGTTCGTAAGGGAACGGCGCGCTCGGCGTGGGCGCGAAGAACCAGTGCGAATAATCATAATCAGCATAAAACCTCGGCGTCCCGGTCAGCGTCTGGTTCGGCCAGTACTGACGCATATACTCATACGCGCGCGGGAAGACTTCCTGCGTGGTGTTGTAGCCGGTGCCTGTGCCGACCCGAATGCTGACAGTTTCGCGCCAGCGGTCGGGCTTGGGGTAGGTCGGCTCTCCCACAGTCATGGTCGATGAGACGACGGTGACGGTGCCTTGGATCTTCAGTTCCCGGGCGAGGCGGCGCTCAGCGAGGCCGATCAGGCTGGGAAGCTGGAGGTAGACCGAAGGATCCGTCGCAAGCGTTGCCCCGCGCTCCAGATAGTTCCGGAGGTCGTTCAGCAAGCTGGTATAGGTCATCGCCGTGGCCATAGCGAAACCCTACATCAATTCAGCGACTGCTGCAATTAAGGCTGCAACGGCTGCGAACGCAATCACACCCTTGTTTTTCACGTTCGTCAGCTTCTCCATCAGCGAGCGCTGAGGCGGGTGGGGGTCGCCGATCACACCCTTGGTGACCTTGTTGACGACAATCTTCTCGGCCTCTTTCTTGGCAGCGTTGAGCGCCAGTTTCTTCAGGTCCATGATAATCTCCTTACTTAGATTTGCTTTCGATGACGCCAACGCGCACCTTCAAGTCGTTGATCTCGCCCGTCAGGTGCTCACGTAAATCCGCTCTGGCCCTTGCCGAAAGCGGGCTGTCCGTGGGTACGCCGTCTGGCGTGATGAGGACAGGCATCGACGCTTCGATCTTGGTCAGCCGGGTTTCAAACGTATTCACCTGCCCGAGCAGCCACGCAATGCAGGCAATCAGGATGGGCACAGCGCCCTTCAGGATGTCGCCCCAGTTGACGTTCACGGCAGCCACCCGGCGAACTTCTTCGTCTTCGCCTTGCGGTCATCCAGACCGTGCGTGCCGCCGTTGATGCGTTTGGTCAGGGCGAGGATGGCGGCGTCGTTGATGCCTTGGTCGCAGATCGACCAGAGCTTATTCCGGTCAAAAAACCAAAGGGCGCTTTCGAAGCAAAGTTCAGTGGCCACCAGATTGGGGTTCTCCACCACATCCGGGCGGTCGATGTAGTCCGCAAACGCGCGGTAGTTCGACTTGCCCGTCAACTGGAGCGCCCCGCGACCGCGATACTTCCAGCCGTCGCCGGATGCCTCGACGCTGTTGCCCATGCGGCTGGCATAGACGCGGTTAGCAATCCTCTGCGGCTGGCGCTCATACTCCTTGGCCATAGCCTCGGTCGGGAAATATTTGCCAAAGATACCGCGCAACCCCTTAGCGCCATAGTTCAAGTTCTCACTGAACGCCGTGAAGTTGCCGCTCTCGTGCGCCGTCTGGGCAAAGAAGTGGGCGGCGCGGTTCTTGTTCAGCTTGTAGTAGGCGGCGGCGGCCTTAAACGTGCCCGGACCGAATACGCCATCAGCCGTGACGCCGATCTTCTGCTGGAGAGTTACAAGGCTCATTTCTTGTTCCACAGATCAAAGAGCGCCTTGACCTTCTCCTCAACCACAGCGAGGCGAACGTCCATCTTGGCGAGGATAATCACCAGCGAAATGAACGCCAGAACAATCGGCCAAAGCTGGCCGATCAGTTCAACGGTGGAGAGATTGCCAGTCATTACTGCCCCGCGCGGCGCCAATCAGGGAAGTCGTCCTCGTCGACCACGCCGTCGCCATTGGCGTCATAGCGCAGGTCGTTGCGATACTTCTCCCACGGGGCCATGTCATCGTCTTCGTCGGCCTCAGGCTCCGGCGCAGCAGCCATAGGCTCAGGCTCAGGCGCCGGCAGGGGCTCAGGTTCGACCGGAGTCGGCTCCGCTGGCTTTGCGTCACGCGCATTGGCGTTAAGGCTCAGGCCACCCAGCAGGCCGAC